CCGCCAGAAATTGCAACGGATGCATCGTCATCGGTAGGTGGCACAAACGATTTTAACTGTTCTGCTTCAACATCATCTTTACCAATTTTATATCCAAAAAGTTTTATCGCCATATTTGAGTCTCTCTAAAAAAAATGGGGGCCGTAATAGCCCCCATTGTTTGACAACTATTACGCAATTATTTATGTTGCGTAAAATTCATTATTTACTTTTTATACTGTTGCTGTTGCTGAGTCTGGCGCAGATGCGTCTTGGCCAGCCAATGAAGTATTACCAACATCTAGATAGTGATATTGGAATGTAACAGTAAACTCTTGAATTGCATCTGTAGTGTCATAAGATAAATCAATAGCAGAAACATCAGTTGGAAACGCATCATACAATTTATATACTCTAGCGACTGTGCCATCTGGTCTTAACTGATTCACAGTAATAGTAGAACGGTATGTATCTTCGCTATCTACTCTCAAATCTTCCTCTCCATCAGGATCGACAATGCTTTTTAGCCAATTGTCAAAAGTTTTACGAATGTTTTGGTTACCATCGTTAACAAATGTTGCTGTCCAATCTCCGTATGTTCTGTCACCAGGAATTTTAATGCGTCTTCCTCTGAATGGAACTTCAATAACACCTAGTGTAAATGCTGGAATTGCACCAGATTTACACAAAACAGAAAAATTGGCCGCATCTAGATCAACACCGTCTATATCATCATTGAGTTCAATGTCCATACGAAATAAATTTGCTTTTGATCCGCCATTTAGTTTTTCTCTAAATGTATTGATATTGAAAAATTCGGTTGTCATTTTTTATTCCTTATTCGAATGTAAAGTAGTCGTAAGACCAAGTTACAGTAAACTCTTCGAGAGTGTCTGTAGAGTCATAAGACAGATCAATAGTGCTGATATCTTGTGGCCAACAGTTGTTCAGCGTATATGAATATATCGAATTGCCTGCTTGATCTAGTTGTTCAACTAAAATAGTAGAAAAGTCCGTTTGAGTTCCACCAGTTCTAGTTTTAGAAATTGTTGAATTGTAATCAGTAGTTCCATAAACTTTTTGTAGGTTTTCTAATGCTTCTCTAATTTGGTGATTAGAATCATTAATGACTGTTGTTGTCCAGTCAGCAAATGTTCTGTCTCCAGGCGCTTTATATCTTCTGCCGGCTGAAAATGGAACTTCAATAATACCTAAAGTTGAGCCAGGCAGTTGGGCTGCCTTGCACAAAAAACTAAAATCTTCATCTTCAGATGTAGTTGTACTATAAAATCCATTTAATGTAACTTTAAACAGATTTGAACGAGCGCCACTATTAAGGGCGGTTTTCAAATCGCTAATTGTTGTAATTGCCATATAATTCTCCTTATTTATTCTCTAGTATTTATGCGGCAATTTCAGCGAATGTAGCGGTACCTCTTACAGAGACAAAGTTAAGTTGAATGAAGTTAACAGAACGAATTGGTTGTACGAAAATGTCGCAAACAAATTCATTAGCATTTACTACATCTTCTGGATTGTTTGATTCGTCACAAACAACTCTGAATGCTGTAATACCTCTTCTAGACTGAACGCTTCTCAAGTAAGGAACAACTAGACTTACGAAACCGTTTCTTGTTGTTGCATCGTTTTGGTCAAACAATACATTGTCTGCGGATTGGCCAATTGTCTTTTGCAATTCAATGAACAATCTACGAACGTTAACACGATTCATTGAAGTGTTTCTCAATGTAAATGTCTTGTCGCCAAACAAAACTGTACCTTGACCAACTTGTGTAATAACTGGATTAACTGCGGCTTTGTACAATGTGTCTCTGTCAGCTTGGTTTGGATTGTAGGCCAAACGAACTAAGTTTTGAATACGACCATTGCTGAAACCTGCTGGAGATAACCATGGCTCACGAACAGAGTCATTACGTGCCATACAACCTGCTGTGTCAGCATTCAATGGTACATAAACATATGCATCATTGTATTTGTCGTACTGATATTTCCAACCGCTGTCTGCAACTGCGTATGTGGAACGTGTGATTGTGTCTGCCCAAGATAAGATTGAAGTCGCTTCAGAACCAGCATTATTAACAACGTTTGCTCTCAATGGAGATACGCAAACAATAACGTCTTTTCTAACTTCAGCAACGTCAGCAATAATTCTATTTACTACTGTGGCAGTCGCTTGACCAGTTACAATAATAGATGCAGGAATTTCTTGCTTGTTTGCAAGTAAAACATAACCCGATGATCTATCGCCATCTGTAATTGCGTTACCATCAGAACCACCAGCTAAAGAATATGCCTTAGGTGTATTAATTGCCGTAAATGTTGTGTTAGATAATGTGCTACCCCAATTAGTGCCTGCGGCATCATGGGCAGCCCAATAAATATACTTTGAGCGGTCATTAATAGCATTCTTGTAGTAGTTGCTACCACCAGAGTCAGCTTTAGCATCAGAGCCTTTAGAAAGATATGCGTATTTTTCCAAAACTGTTCCTGCTGTTCCAGTGATATCACCAGTTTTGTCAACGACAACAACGTGCAATTCATCGCCAGTTGCGCCTGCGGCTGTTCCTGCTGTAGATGTTCTTGGTGCAGAATCAAACTCACCAAAGAATTCCCAACGGCGTACACCTGTTGCGGCTGAAGCACCAGTTAAGTGTGCAGATTCGAGCGTCAATGATGTTGCATTAGTAATAGCAGTAACTTTAGATGCACGTCCACCCAATACAAGAATGTCGCCAACTTGCATTTCTGTGTTTGCCGCAGTACCTGAACCAGTAACTGTCGTAGAACCTGCTGTTACAGTATATGTTCCAGTCAATGTGTTAGAGTACGCATTTGAACTTGGGCACAAAGAAACTTTAAGTGCATTTCCTAATGCACCAGAGTAACGAGCGGCCCATGGACCAACGTTAAAAGATGCTGTGTTAATATATACGTCATCGTTCTTAATAGATGTACCAGTACCCGCTGTGCCTGAACCAGTTGTCGCTTCTGCTGTAGCATTCAACGCTGTGTTTGCGCTACGAACAACGAACAATGAACTAGTGTAGCCTAAAAAGTTAGCGGCTGACAAAAAGTCAACTACGTTAGTTGCATTTGGTTTACCAAATTGATTTACCAACTCAGTTTCGTTTGTAACTTGTACTGCTTTATCTATTGGACCCCAACGAAATTGTCCAGAAAATGCGCCAGATGTTGAAGATACTGCTTGTGAGGAAGACACCAAATCTGATTCGGTGATCTTAATTCCTGGTGAAATTAGACTTATAGCCATTGAATTCTCCTTGTTATAATGATATTCTGTTGTTAGGTTTGTTTAATTTATTTATAAAAAATCAGATTTGTGATAGTTCTCTACGTTCCAGACTTGCCCTCCTGCATCGACTAATTGATTTTCTTCGTCACCATTATTTATAAATCCGAAAGGAGTCATTTCCTCTTCGATCATTTTAATTCTTGTTTCGTACAATTCTTTTCGTATATTGATGTTTGTCAACTCTTTGAAATATGAGTTTGTTGTCAGCCATGAAAACAGCACTAAAGGCATGACCAAATCATCGTGATATCCTTCGTCAGCAGAATAACTGTTTCTTTTTTCAATGAATGTTGAAATCTCAGCTATAGTATCAGCATCATTGATAATGAGTTTTTTCTCTTCGACCAATGACTTGAAGTTAGAACATCCAATGCGTTTAACTTTTTTGTCTGTGATGACACCAAGTTGCGTTTTATTTCCACCAAATCCACCATTAACAACTTGGCCTTGTGGTGTTCTGCTAACAGAAATAATATTCTCATATTCATACTCACCATAAAGAATCTCTGCAACTTGCTCTGAAGAATTGATCTCAATTAGAATATATGCCTCATTGTATTCTTTACCCACTCTGTAAAGTACTGATGGATACAAAAGAGGGCTGATTTCATTGTTTCTATATTTACCCACAATTCTATATGGCATCTGAGTTATGTCAATAATCTGAAATGCCGAATAGTCACCACCGACACCCTTTGCTGTGTCTGCTACAATACAATATGCATGATCTTTTTCAACATTTTCGTATATGTCTAGCCCATCTTTTTGATAGGTAATAGGGCTAGCCGACATTTGTGCAATAGAATCGGAAGCAATGAGTGTAAGACTAGAACCTAAGAAGTTACATAAAACCTCTTGATTAAACTTCAACTCACCCAACATTGCTCTTTGTTCAGATGCCCACTTCTCATCACGTCCAGGAATCTCCCAGTATGGAATGAATAGATTGACAAATCCATTTCTATTGTTGTCTGCATCATTCCAGAATTTCCAGAAGTGATTGTATCCAAGTGGAGTAGAACTTAGCAGAATCTTTGTTGTTTCACCAGCAGAAATCGTAGGATAAACTGAGGTAAAGAATTGTTCTGCTACATTGTTCGGTATGATAGCGGCTTCGTCAACGTACAATAAGTTAACTGACTTACCACGAATACCTGATGTGCTTGTTGCGGCTGTGAATACAATTGAACCATTTTCTAAAGCAATGTCACCCTTGTTCCATGTAGTGACACCTTGCTGTAGCCATGTAGGAAGATTCTCATACATGATTTGATAACGATACAAAACTTCTCTAGCGGCTGTTGCTTTGTTGGCTAGAATGGCTACAGTCTTGCTTCCTTGAAACAATGTGTACCACAAGATGTAAGCGGCAGAAGTTGTTGTCTTACCTTGTTGTCGCCCTTCCATAAGAATGACTTTACGATTCTCATGGATAATTTTTACTTTGTTCTTTTGGCAGTCATACAGTTTAAATGCCTGAAGTCCATGATCTAACGTGACAATCTTACAATAACTTTCAATGAAGTATATTGGATCGTCAGCACATTTCAAGTATTCTTCAATCTCTTCTTTGGTGAAATTGAGTGGTACACCAGATGCTTTTAAAAGAGAATTTCCTAGATAGGATTTTGCAGTCATCTTTTACCAATTAGTTTCTGTAATTCTGCCGTGCTACCAACAAACAATGCATTAGTCACATGTTGTGGTTGTTGTGTATCATCTTTTTTTGTCTTCAAGTCTTTTACTTTTTTACCCAAGTCTAACAAATCTTTATTTGTGTCTGACAATGTTTTAATCAATTGCCCTACAACTTCGTATGCTCTTGGAGACTCACCTTCTTTTGCTAAAAAGATAATGTTTTCCATAGCAACTTTGCCTTGCTCAATGAATAGCTTTAAATTCTCTCTCGCATATTCATAGTCAGCATCAATTGATTCATCATTTGGTGCACCAGAAATAACTTCTTTCTTTGGGTGTTCAACAGGTACCAATGCTTGTTCAACAATCTTACCTTGCACATCAAATATGTCATTTAACTTATCATCAACTGTTTTCTTCATTATGTCGTATATCCATTGTTGTTAGTTTGCGTTTCGGTTACTTCAAACTCAGAGTTTCCAGTAAATGTTTGAGTAGATATGATTGCTTTGTTGATTGCAGAGCCATCATCAATAAAATTAATATCTTCTTTAGCAATGTACTTGAACTTCTTAGTTGGTCCAAACAAATATCCTTTGACTGTAAAATCTAATTGGTACGTTTGAATTCTGCGAGAATCCATATCTCCTTCGTATGTGTCTGATGAAGTTACCGAGTTTAACTCAATTGGAATATCCATGTTAAGTGCCATCTCTGGAATCATCTTCATTGTCACAGTAAAGTCTGGTGTAAAGAATGGCACAATCTGTTCTACAATTTGTGTGCCGTCTTCGGTGTTTCTAAAAAGTGCATGTAAAGAAAAGCTGAAGTCATATGGCACAGGTGTGTGCATATAATTGAAGTCTAGCCCTCCAGTATTTACGCCTCTAGTTATTTTATGTGCGCTGTTTAATTTACGCTGAGGCGCATATGACATGCTAGTAAACTCAAATCCAAGTCTTGGCAATGTAGTAGAAACATGGCGATTCAAATCAGGATCGCTAGTCACCCTTTGAATAAACTTTTGTTTTGGTCCATACTCAATTGGAACGTTGACAGTTTGAATTTTAGTTCCAGCAGAATCGTATCTGTCAACTTGAATTTCGTTAAACAAATTACCAAACATGATTACGTAACGTCTTAGCGTTCCGTGATAGAAGTCGTGTCCGAACATCATATTAGAAAGTCCTTGTCAATGAGAATGGGTTTTGTTCTGAGAAATCTAGAATATCATCGTCAATAATTTTCTGACCAATCTCTTCATTGTCTGCTGAAATCTCTGCTAGAACAACAACATCAGCTTCGTTGATAATGAATGTGCCGTCTTCAAGCAAGAACAAGAAATTATCTTCGTCAAGTAATTTTTCATTATTAGCAGTTGACAAACTGTATTGATCTTCGTTTGCATCAATTTCGGTAATGTCAGTATTAATACGTTCGCTAGAGTATTCGAGTCTGTCACAACGTAGTTCGTATGTGTAGAGTTTGCCTAATTGAAAGAAGTTCTCAATATTTTGAGTAAATTTAATTTCATACATGCTTTCAAACATAGGAATCCAAATTAGATCACCTTCTCTTGGTCTCACAATGGCTTCGTAGTCATACTCTGACACATCATTCCTGTTGCTTAATAATTCTTCTCCATCTTCAGTCAACATGTTGTATGAGTATTCTGTGATTATAGATGTTTTGAGTGATTGTGTGAATCGTTTTTGTGAAATAACGAATGTAACTGATTCATCAACTTGAAGACCAAACTTTGCCATAAAGTCTTCTTGTCCCATAAAGCCATCAAAACTTTTTACATACAGTTCCATCTCAAGCGCATCATCAAAAAGCATAGACGCATCTTCACCATAAATCTTATCTAAATTTATGTGCGTTCTTGGTAAGTAATAACCATCTATACCATAAATCTTGATAGATTCTATAATTAAATCTTCAACAAGATTTTGTTCCTGTTTAACAGGAGTGTATTGATTAAAAAAACGATTGCGTGCCATTGTGATTAGCCTAGCATGTCAGTAACAGGTAGAGAATACGTGCTAATGACTTCTGCTTCTAATGCTTGAATTTCATCTGTAGCTTCATCCCAAATTTTCTGTCCGTTAAACGTAATACCACCTGGCATAGAAAGCCCCTCAAACTTTTTAAGGTTCTCACCCCATTGTTTTTTGATCTGTGCAGTACAATACTTCTGCAAGAATCTATCATTGTACACGTCCGTGAATGTGTCAGGATCAATCTTCTGATATCCTTCGATGATAATGAATTCACCGACAGTTACTTTTGTGTCCCAAGACATGTCGATGTAAACTCTGTTGATGTGGCGGTTGAATCTGAGGGATTGTTTACCCACAAACAGTTCTTCTGCCATTGCAACGTTTTGAAATGCCATGTAGTATGGCGCAAACGGACCAGTATTGAATGAATACAAATCATTCAAAGAAATCTGATATCTCAAATTGAAAAGATTGTTTGTAGAATAACTGTCACCAATGTCAAAGATGTTCATAACACCAATAACAGAATCTGGTACTGTGATGTATTTGTTCGTTATGTCATCTTGCGTGACTGCGTGTGCTAGATAGACTTTTTCCGTTGCGTCATAGTGGTAATCGTAGTAGTATTGGAATGCAATCTCAATGCAGTCTTCAACTTGTTCGTCAGCTACGTTTATCTCTAAGAGAGGCGCACCTAGTCTTCTAAGGCAGAATTGTTTGAATTCTTCTCTTGTTGCTGGTTTGCTTGTACTCATTTACTTTTGCCCCTTATGAATTTCATCTTCTATTTATCATTCTTATTAATTGCACTCCAACGCACTTGATTTAATGTGCTAAATAAAGTATA